GGCCTCTATTCCTTTCAGCATGAACTCGTGTTTTTGGACTGTGTTTGCTCCTGATTGAGCTAGTGCCATCAGGCTCATTGATACGCGTGAGCCTTCCGGAGGGGTGTGAGTCCTTCTTTTTGGAAACACCCGCATTTTAGTGAAACGCCTATCCGAGGCAAACCTAAAGTAGGCCTCGTCTCGCGATTCAATGTGCATGCGTGCAAAGAAGGGATGATGCACAGCTTCCCTGGATTTGTGTGCATCATGGTTGTCTCCCTCTGGAGCAACCTTGGATATTTCGTCCAGCATCATATCATACCTAGTCTTACGAATAAACATGACGTGGAACAGGACATACCAAAATAATACCGAGAGGAATATTGTGGCAGTATCCCAGGTGGGATGGAACCCCAGGAGCGTGATGGCAGCTCCCAAGGGGGCGTAGAGCTTTAGTGGAAGTGCGTTCCACTTGTTCTCTTGGAGATAAGTATAAGAAGGACGAGTGCAGGGCACTTCTTCGATCTCCCATGGTTTCTCTGGTGGATCATCATGGGGCATACAACTCTCTGCCTCTTCGCGCTTTTCGAGGGCTTTTTCTCTCAAGGCATCTAGATTGCCAAGATCCTCCTGCTCTGTGCGCAGGATAGATTGCTCCACCAGAGTGCTGTTTTTCACAGCTCTCGTGGGAGTCTTTGAGGCATGGACCGGTGCCGGATTCTTATCGATGGAACGAACTTCCAAGGAGGTCCCTGTCTTATTGAGCTTTGCCTGCAATAAATCTAGAGCATGGGCAAAGTATGACAGAGGGTCAGAGTCATATGACTCGACCACTTGGGATTTCCATGGAGCGCCCACAGTCCAATTGGCGACTGTGGCGTCCAGGATGGTCCCTTGACCCTCACTGCGGTGGCAACCTTTCAGATATGTCACCTCAGCAGGAGAGGGTTTGCACAGGTAGTGCGCGTACTTAGTGGCGAAGAGCACAACTTTACCTTGTGTTCTATCGTCACATAACAGTTGACGCGTGTGCTCTACCATGAGCTGTTTTATTCCTCGATGTCTCAATTCGAGGATATTGGCGGGAAACTTGACGAAATTATCGCCATCCACAATGAGTTCGTCCTCCTGGGAGCGAACAAAATGGGATTTCCCAGATCCGGGCGCAGCGCCCAAAATAATGACACCACTTACACCAGGGATAAATTCCCTGCGAGTGGAGTCAAGTATTTCTCCCAGCAATTCAACTTCGACCGCTAAAGGGTCGACACGTCTAGTGCGCAGGAGATCTCCGCTGGACCGTTGCGGAGTTTTGTGTTTATGGTCCTGACCTAATTTAGCCACACCGCCGCCGGCCTTAAAAGCAGGCGATGTTTGTTTGCGTTCCTCCCCAGGAACGACGACACATACCTTCCGTTCCATCGTGTCAACAGGTGCTCCACAGCATTCTGTCTTCTCTATCTCTCCGGCATT